ATTTTTTTGGGCCTCTTGAGAATTGTATTTTCTTGCAATCTCAGCTTGCTGCTCCTGCCAAGTCCTAAGCTCCTCCGCCTGCTTAGCGGAGGAGCTTGTATTCTGACCGGCAATACCTTGGAGGGTACCAACTAAAGACCCAGTAGAACTAAGCCGGTATCTATCGAGAGACCCTGGCCTAACAATAGCACCAGGGGAAGCAGTAGTCAAGGCCGATTTAGCCGAATTCATCACCATAATCTCACCTCTTAGTGATGGTCGATAAGGCCAGGGATACTATACACAGGCATAGGCCGAGTAGCCTTACACTGGACGTAGAGGTCGGCAAACATCTGATTAGACACAGAACTTGTAACAGCAAGTACACGGTCAACATTGGTCTTATCCTCACGAATCCACGCATCAGACAGCCTCGGGAGCTGAGTATACTCATCGGCAAGATGCCAGACATCCAAAGAGGCCGGAGCCTTAGAACGCATCTCACCAGCAACACGGGACGGCTTGTAACGGTAATCGGCCCAGGCTTCCTGATAACCAAAAACCTCATCATCCTGGGCGGTGCCCTGGGCATAAATTTCCTTGTTCAGAATAGGCTGCTCACCGATATTGGCGAAAACCGGGAAATAGTAGTCCAGGCGGTCACGACGAGACCAGAAACGTTCGAGGCCCTGCTGATAGGTATGGTCATAGCGAGCAACCATAATACCGATCACAAAACCATGCTCAACAAAAGACTTAATGAAATCGCCGTGAACATCGGTGGTAACAGAAAAGGCAGCCGTATCACCGAGAGGAGTTCCATCAACCTGGGTTGCAGAGTTCTGCACCACTTGATTGATATTGACAGGTATACGATTCCCGCCAAGATACTCAGGACGCTGTAAACGAGCGTCAGGACTTGTAACGCCAAAGTGAGACTTGAGGATTTCAATGTAACGTGTACCTCCTCTTGCATCCTTCTCGTAAAGTTTCTGGACCTGAAAGGCCATGCGCAACTGGTTGATAGTGGCCGCCGTCACAGAACCAGACTGAAGAGCCCACAGGTTGTCAAAGTACAACGTGCCATCACGGGAAGAACCTCCGCCAAAATCCATACCGGTAGAGATAGAATTAGCCTCAGTAGCAGAGGCACCAGGAATGCCAAAGTCGAAAGTCTGCTTAATACTAGAATAATCTTTATTGCTCGCAACACCAGAAGCCCAAGCAGACATAGGGGACTTAAAGAGAGAATGGTCAACACGTTCGGCAAGAGAAACAACGGGAAGATTACCACCCTGGCCGACAGGAATGGTTACGTCGGGGCCCTTCTGGGGAGCGGGAAGAGCACTGGTAAAGTAGTCATGGAACTTAGCAGCCTTGAAGGGCATACCGCCTTTGACAACATCGGTGATATAGTTGGTGCCGTTGGACCCTGCAAGGGTAGCATCATCCACAGGGATGTTGAGGGGGTCAGAGAGGTTCTCATCACGGAACCACTCATTCATGATGAGGGCGTAGGCACGGAAGGGGAGGGCATTAACAGAGAGGTTGGCAACACCAGTAGGGATGCCCATGTAGTCGGCAATGGAGCCAATGGACCAGCCACCAGAGGGCGCAGTCACCTGGGGGACGGAATACTCGGTCGTGGGAATCCAGGCAGACTGTGTATTCTCGCCCATAAGCTCACGCCAATGCTGCCAGACAATGCGGTTGGGGACAAAGTAAAAATAAGTGTCCAGGTAAAGATTATCCATCATGGGAGTAAGCAAGGTTTGAAGACGAGCAACCATAGAAGTCTTCACCTGGAAAGTGTCACCGGGAAGAACCTCATCCACGTAGAAGGGGATAACGTCTCCGACGTTGAAACTGAGTTTAACACTATGGTCACGCCGAAAAGTGCTACGAGCAATGTCAAGGTTAGTAGGATTAAGAGCAAATCTTGTATTTTCATTACGAGACAAGTTAATACCTCCAGTCTGTAACAGTTGTTTAAAAGGAGGGGCCCATGGGGCCCCTCGCTCTCTGTTGTTCACACGGCCAGGGCGGCCGTGTAGGCTGCTTTAATCAGATTCAGCCAATGTCAGGAATATAGAGTTTTAACCAGCGGGTGAGGCTGGCGCGGGGTCTGTCTCACCTCCTTTCAGGCCCTGTGAGGCCGCTGGCGGCTCACCAGCGGGATTTTGAGAGGCGGGTGGTGTAACCATACCCATAGCCTCTAACCAGCTATCAGAGCCTGCCTGGGCGAGCCAAGCATGAAAAGATTGGCCGAACTTCTCACGGGTTTCGAGGGGTAAGCTCATAAACGTCTGCTCGGCCTCTATCATGTGATTGAGCAGCCCGGCATAGGTCTGAGGCATTTCAGAAAAATCACCAAACATGCCTTGCACCTTTTGCAGAGCGGCAGTATCACCAGAATTGAACCTGTCCATGATTTTATGAAGATCGACAGAATCCTTGTGGCTCTGGATAAAGGCGTAGAGGTCCTCTTTACCACTCTCCTTGAGAGTCATAACACCGAAGCGGTCGAACTCAGGGGAGTAAAGAATCTTCTCGCCGCAGCCGGGCTCAGAGCAGAAATGCTCCTGTTCGCGGTGCCAAGTCTGGAACATCAAACATCCTCCTTCTGCTGCATAGAGCGAAGAACCTCCGCACCGTCAGAAATGAGCTCGTGGAGCTGAGCCGGAATGAGAACGCCTTTGTCAGAATCGAACTCGCCGATACGGAAAAGCTGAAAATCGGAAGCGTGGGTAAAGAGCACGCCCTTAGATTCCATAATGGCGTTAGCGAAATTGCGAGCAGCGATATAGTCATTCTGCTCAGTGTTGAGGCCGAAGAAACCGGAACGCAGGTCACGAATAGCGTAAACGTTAAGCATCATTTTTATCATCCTCCAAAAAACCAGAAAGTTCAATCAAACGGATTTGAAGCTCCAAAGCAAGAAACTCATAAAAGTCGAGCTCCATATCGATAGAGCGCCAAACTTTGGCGGCCAGCTCGTAACAGCCGGCATCAAGATTTAGCCGGACACAGACAGTAGCACGTTCGTCATTCACATCCTAATACCTCCGCGATAGATTTTAGGGTTCACATTGATACGCTTGGAATTGACGGCAGTGTGACGAAAAACCTGCCTATCCTGAGAACGCTTCATTTTTCGAGCCATGATTACAACTCCCTTCTCAAATTTTTTATACGGTTATGGAGCACGCGCTCCTGGGTCTCGAGAATTTCTTCGTAAGTCATAGTAGACTGGGCCAGCTTGGCCTTCTTGCCTTCCACGGCAAAGTGCTTGCGCTTGGCCTTAATCTCAGCCATAAGCTCCGGTTGTTCCAGGTCAAACAGCTTATCGAAATACTTGGGAGGGCGAATCTTGCGACCGCCATCAGGAGTAGAAATAGAGATTGTGTCATACTCCATACACTCGGGATGATCTTCGTACCATTGGCGGCCAATACCAGGGCGGCGGGACATGTCGACATACTCGGGCTGGATGTTAAACGTCTGGTAGACATCAGCTTCTGGGCCACAAGCCTTTTTCATCACGTACCGGGCAACGTAAGCACAGGTTTCCCAGTTAACCTGACCAACCAGGACATAGCCGATAGGCTTCCGGATGCAAGGGGTGTCATACTCCCCTTTCTGTTCTACCACACTCCAGGCCTTTTGTAAAGCCTCAGAATAGTAATATCGATACCCAACGTCGCCGCGCTGGATATCTTGAACAGGAACAAGGTCATGCAAATGAAGACCAAAAACTATTGCATGGTAGTGAGGGCGGAAGGTGGTGGAGCCATACTCACCGCACATGAAATACCGAATATGGTCATCCGGGAAGGCTTTCCGAAGGCGCTTCCAGAAAAGCTGCATATGACGCTTCTCCAAACTGAGAGACTGCATCGCCTCTCCGGTCTCCGGATCAACATACCAGTGACGAGGGACATGCTCTTCATCATAAGTCAAAGTCAGGAAGTAAGCGGAATCGTGATATTCGAGTTCCATCATACAGCGGTTAGCCCATTCACGAGAGCGGGCTATGCGGCAGCCTTCACACTTGCCGCAAGGAATTTCAACCCAGTCAAGCCAAGTCTTTTCAGCATAGGCAGAAATCTCAGGAACATCGGACGTACAGATGCGACCTTTTCGCAACTCTAGATGATGAACACCATAGGGGACTATCTTCATTTCGGCCTTGCCATTCTTGGTAAAACCGACTTGAAAACCCTTAAGGGGGTGAAAACATGACAACTAACTACCTCCAATCGCTACACTCTTAGAGCCGCAAGCTTTTCCGAACTCGGGGCTTGGGTGGTGTCAGTGGGAACCAATATATCAAGATAGTATTGGTTCCCACGACCCTCCAATTTTCAGCCTCAGACGTTAACGCTTTTTGCTAGCAGCCTTACCAGACCAAGTATCACCAACAGCACCACCAATCATCTTAGCATAATCGAAAATATTATCACCCCAAGGAAGGCCAAGCTGGTCAAGAGCTTCACGACCAGAAGCAAGTTCAGGGCCGAAAGCCTGCCAAGCATTAGATGGAAAACTCTCCCTTATATCAAAATCGTGTTTAAAGCCAGCTTCCTGCAAATCTTTATTCACAGAAGCGTTAAAAGCAGCAATATCCTTCTGCGTCATAGACTGAACATCATAACCATACTTTTGCGCGGCAGCATGGATAGAAGCCGATACCTTAGCGGCAGCAGCAGAAGAATCGGCAGCGTACTTTGTACCAGCCAAATGAACATCCGCGGTGTACTTCTGAGCCATAGCCTGGATATTAGCCGTAGTAAGCTGAGTTTTGGATTGAAGTTCGGAAGTATATTTACTCATAGCCGTATATTTATCCGCAATAGCCTGATTAGACTGAGCAGAAACGCGAGTGGATTCTAGGCTAAGTAAACTAGATAGTAAACTCCCAAACAAGCCAGCAACAGCACCAGTGGCACTATTATCCACACTGCCCATAGCACCGGACGGGGCAGAGGAGCTAGCCGTTGCGCCAGAAGTAACAGCGGCACCGCTACCACCAGTGACAGAAAGAACGGGATTAAGGCCAGCAGCAATTAAGTCGCGCACCTCTCGTTGATGGGCAGTAGAGCTCATACGCTCCTGCCAATCTCTATTTTTTTGGGCCTCTTGAGAATTGTATTTTCTTGCAATCTCAGCTTGCTGCTCCTGCCAAGTCCTAAGCTCCTCCGCCTGCTTAGCGGAGGAGCTTGT